GAGATTTGAGAGATTATGGTGGGAGTGATGATATTGAAAGGCTGGAGCAATGGTTTGCCAAGTGTTGTGAGAATAATTGGACAAGACAGGCAGTTATGCAAGTTATAGATGAATACTGTGATAAGCCAACAATTTTTCAATATATACAGAACTAATTGAAACGGCAGTTTCAATGCAAAAGATAATCAATATATAGTGGTTAGATAAACAATTAAATACAATATGTAGTATAAAAGAAAGGATATATAATATGGAAAAGATATTAGTTGTAGTAGATATGCAAAATGACTTTATAGATGGATCACTTGGTACAGAGGAAGCACGAAATATTGTTGAGCCTGTTTGTGAAAAAATTATAGAATTTGGAGGACAAATTTTTGTAACTCAAGATACTCATTCAGATAATTATCTTGAAACTTTGGAAGGAAGACATTTGCCGGTAGAGCATTGTATTGCAAATACCGAGGGTTGGTTGATAAATTCATTTATAAGAAATGCATTAAAATCTAAAAATTAT